ACCATTATTGAACGACCAGTTGAATTTGTATAGGTGGTTGATAATGCCCTACTAGCGGTAACATCTGTCCATGACTTTCAAACACCGAATGCGTATGATGCTGTTGTTGCTGTTGCCGCGTTGCCTGAACAAGCCGCAGATGTTCCGCCATTGGCTGGTGCTGAACCTGCTGTGTTTGAATATCCAGCATATCCAACATAACAAGGGGCATGATAGCCATCATTATAATATCCACGCAAAGACCAATATCCACTTACATCCGCACTCCAAGTTGTTTGGATATTATAAGGGTCATTACTATCATTACGATATAAACGATAAGCCCCTGGTCTTGCGGCACTTGTCCACATCCCTGTTTGACCTGTAATGCCTGATGCGGCAACGGATGATGCACTTGCCGCGTTACCATCACATATATCTGACCTATATGCTGTGTTTACTAAAACAGCAGTTGCATCTGTTCTTCCAACAGCCCAACCACCTATATGTAAATAAGCCCCATAAGCATTTTCAATTTGTTGGTCTGTGCCATTTATGCTACTAATTCTAGCAGTTCCACCATTTACATTAGTTGCTGTTGTAGCAGTTGCCGCGTTGCCTGAACAAGCCGCAGATGTGCCAGCACTTGTAATAAACCCAGCACCGTTGGTTAGTTGGTTTGTGTTGGTTACATTGGTTGCGCCAGCCGCTATGCCATCAAGTTTGCTTGCATAAGTGTTAGTCATATACCCATTGACAGATGCCGTTGCAGCAGCCATGCTTATTGCAGGAGTTGCCCCACCACTTGATACTACTGGAGCTGTACCTGTTACAGATGTAACTGTACCAACACTTGCTGTGCCACCTAAACTAACAGATGAGCCATTGATTGTAATGCTTGAATTTACAAGACCTGCGTTAGGCAATCCTGTGCAATTAGTCAATGTACCAGACGCAGGAGTACCTAATACTGGAGTAGTTAGTGTAGGGCTGGTTAAGGTCTTATTTGTGAGTGTTTGTACACCATCTATAGTCACGGCTTTATCGGCAGGATAGGTAACAAATACATTCTTTACACCGGCAGAAAAATTAATTAATGCGGTAGTTCCTAAACTATTTGATAGAACTGTGTCCCTAGATAGAGTGCCGGCAGCAACCGTACCAATACCAACTTCCCAGTTAACACCATCCGTAATTGAGTAGTATGTTGTATTGGTATTTCCAATAGCAGATGAAAATGTCTGAAAGCCAGATACAGCACCGCTAAGTGTTAACGTGCCAGTACCTGTGGTAGACGTTGTTTCCTGTACCCTATCCTTGACTATAAGAGCCATGCTTTATCCTAAGATAATGTTACTGAAAGGCTGCCGGAAGCAATTTTGAATATATCGCCATTATCAATTGTTTTAGATGCGTCTAGTGGAGTATGGTACAAAAGATTGCCACTTGTTGATGCATCCATTAGACCAATCCAGCCTACTGTACCCCATGAAGCCGTAGCTTGTGGGAATGTGCAGTCTGCGTTAGATAGGCTGACACCATTAGAAGGTGCAGCAAATGTTACGGATGTACGTGCGTAAGAGCCACCAGATACTTCTGTACCTGTATTAGCGTCTGTCGGATCACTTGTGTAAAGAGCCACGTAGATTGTTGTTGGTGCTGTGTAAGCTGTAGCTCGTAGCGTTACATTAATTAAAGCATTTTCTAGGTAATTGGACATTTCTGACATAATAAATCCTTTATCGTGTTGCTATTGAAATTGAAATTGGTGACCCAGCGTACTCGCCTTGATCATCTGATACAGTTAAAGCAGTTACACCTCGGTCGTATAATGTAGCCCAAGTTTGTAACCTTGCATCATTCATAATATAAGGCTCTGCTTCACCTAAAGCACCATAAAGCAATAAGTCAGGGCAGTTAGCCATAAATGCATTTGATGCGGTTGTGCTACTTAAAAATGTTGGTGCAGCATAATATAAAAGATTTACTGTGTAGTTACTGTCTGGTACTGGTGACAATTGAAACTCTTGCGCTAATACTGTGTATTGATGCGGTAGACCAGAGTCAGTAGTACGAGAGTTACGAAATAATGCGCTAGGTGACTGGTATTCTAATGTTGTTACTGGATTTGTTGCTAGGTGGATGTCACGCATTTGCAAAAAGTCTGATGGTAACTCAATTGTTGAATCACCTGCCGTTGCAGTTGTTGTCACTACCTTGAGCATTTGACGAATACGGAGTTCTCTGCGTAAACGTGTTTCAGCAAGCCTGATAAAGTCAGGAATCATTGCCGTTAAATCACTACGAGCTAGGTAGCTGGCAATCGTAGTCTGTAAATCAGAGTAATTTGTCAATGCCATTATATGCGCCCTGCCCTTGTTCTGAATGCCCTGTTATCTGGGTCGTTTAACCATGCGTTAAATCGTTTCTTATCTATTACTGCAAAGCCTCGTGTTATGCCTTGCTTCTCTAATTCTGAAAAAACTGTGAGCGGTATAGATGCTACCTTGTTGCCAAATGCATCCTCGCTCCATCTTTTGCGTTCATCTTGAGCAGCGTACTCACGCTTGTTCATCTCAAGTATGCCAGTTATGTCTTGGCTCTTAGCAATGATTAATTCGTCACCGTTATCTACGAATGACGTGTCTGTAATGCCGTTGGATATTATATTACTCATAAGACCTCATAATGGGGGAGAGTTTCCCCTCCCCACATATCTAACTAACTATTAAGTTAAGTCAGCGATGATACCGTGTGCTGCTTCGTTCTTAACTTCTAATGTGTACTCTACCAATAGTTGAGTTACATCAGCGTCACCAGTTTTGGCTAGCTCATTAGTTTGGAATGGGCGTAGGTAAGCTACTGAAGCCATTTCTGGATCTAGTAAGAATGCTACGTCATCATTGTCTGAGTTAGGAATGAAACGGTTAGGCACGATAGAGATAGTACCAAAGTCAGAAACATACACGTCTGCTGCACCGATGATAGATGCTTGAACATTGCTAGGTACGTCTTTATAACGTGTAGCGATGCCGGCAAATGTAGATGCAACTACTTTTTGAGCTGGAGTTACCATCAAGATTGTTGGTGAACCACCGCTTACATAAGCAGCTTGGATAACTGTGTTCAAGATAGTTGCTGTGAAAGCACGGTCAGTACCAGTAGTACGAGCAGTAGTACCAGAAGCACCAGCAGAACCACCAGAACCGTTAGAAGTGTTTGAAGCTAACCATGTTTGTAGACCACCCAAAGTACGAGCAGTAGTAGCGTCACCAGCAGCAGCAACTTGGTTGCTTAATAAGATAGCTTCCATGTCACGTTTGATTTCGGCAGAAGCCTTAGCCAATTGGTATGCTTTCTCAGATTTACGACCAGCTTTGTTAACTGTTTCCAAAGTGCCAGAAACTTTAACAGTTTTAGCAGAGATTTGAGTACGGTTACCAATACGAGTAGTAGGTGACAATGTTGCATCAGATGCAGCAGCGCCCTCAACAACAGCGTTAGAAGTGTTTACAGCAGCCAAGCTGTCTTTTTGCCATTCGTGATATACAGCAGTAGCTGAAGTTTTACCAACAGATGTCATAAATGGAGTATCTGTAGGTGAGATGTTGTAAATAACATTAGCCAAGTCTTCACGTTGACCAATGGCGGTATAGGTTTGATATGTTGCCATGATAATTCCTTAAATAAAGTTTTCAAAAGCAGAAACCGCATCACGGATTTTGCCTGTTTTTTGTAGTTGAGCCATAGCCTTCTTATGCTGGTCAGTATTTGTTGCTGTATTACTGTTACCAGACTTAATAGTCTTAGGCGGTTCACTAACCCTCTTGTTTAGTTGAGGCTTAGATTGTTGTAATTTGTCGTACTGCATTGCTTTATACAATGCCATAACGTGCCGAGCATCTCTTACTGCTGATAGCTCTTGATCTGAGAATCCTAAGTTCTTTGCGAATGAACGCAAGTCTGACCTTAGTGCCTCACCTTTTACTGGATCGCTATATTCTGGTAGTGATTCAGACAATACGGCAGCCTGCTGAGATAGATATTGCTGCATTCCTTGCTGTTGCTCGGCTTGTTGCATCTCTGCAATGCGTTGTCTTTCAGCTTGTATTGCGTATAACTTCTCTTTGTTCTGCGACATCTCTGCCACTCGTACAGCGTAACCAATTGGATCTGAATCTTTTAAAGACTCTAAATCTTCCTGTGGTTGTTGAGCATTCAGTAATTGCTCCATTGCTTGCAACCGTTCTGCATAAGCATCACGCATATATTTGGCTTCTTCAATAGCTTTTTGTTCTGCCTCTACTGCTTTGCGTTGCTCTGCTACTTGTTGCGTTTTTTTGGTATAGTCTGCACCTTGTTGGGCTAGTGACTTTAGTTCAGTTAAGGTTAGTTCCTTCTCTTCGCCACCGACTTTAACTTGAAACCGTTGTTCGTCTTGGTCTGAGTTAGACTCCTCTGAGCCATCATCATATTGCTCTTCTTGCTGCGCTTGTACCTGCTCATTCTCTTGTTCTGGTTGCTCGTTTGCTTGCCCTTCTTCGGGTGCTTCGTTTGCGTCCATTAAACCTAAGAATGCGTTTGTTGCTTCATTAATAGTGCCATTACTTTGTGTGTCACTCCCAGAAGGGTTGGTGTCGGTAGTCATTTAAATCTCCATAATGCTAGTGCGCCTAGCCACGTTTTATAGATACTATAAAATCTTCCAGCGTTTTGCATTAATCTTGCGATCATCTGCCATGCCCACTATGTGAGCCATTACTTCACGGATAGCGGTTAGCTTTGTGTAAGCATCTTGTCGCTCATCGTAATCATAAAGCGGTGAGTTAGCCCACCGTAGCATCTGTAAGTCTTCCATCTCTTTAAACACATCCAAGAAGTTTTGATCTTGGAGCATATTGTTTGCCCACTCTGATTTGGTCACATGAACCTTCCAGCACCGCTAGATGCTGATTGTGCTGCGCCTTGTCCACCAAGTAAACCGGCACTAGCTTGTGAGTCACCTTGCATACCTTGTGCTACCTGATATAACTCTGGGAATAATGCAGCAATATCAATGTAATTGTGTTGCATAGTTGGCTTGCTTGCTGGGCTAACATAGTTAGGTAAATAAGTACGATCGCTATTAGCTTTTTTACTAGGAGCTTGGTTAAACATGCCCATGCCAATACCTATTTGATTTTGTCTATTTTCTTCTACTACAGGTGCATCTTGATTAATGTAGTATTGTCCAGTTTCAGAGTCAAAAAATACATTTCCTCCATTAGCCTGTACACCACTTTGAGTGCCTTGATTGCTTTGTGCTGACATTCCCATAATTTAGTCCTCTATACCATATATAGTAGTTGAATCAAAATTATCTACTACATCTTGTGACTCTGCCTTTATACCACCTTTTATCATTTCATTCAAGCTAGTAATGGCTGACATAATAGCGTTAAGCTGCTCTGTCTGTAGTTTTCCATCGGTTGCCTGTGACTTCATCTCTAGTTCCATCTGCTTAAGTTGAAGTTCGGCTTCCTTGATACGGTAGTCACCTTCCATTTTCATTTGCTGTTGTTGCATCTCTAGCTCTTTACGAGCGTTATCTACTTGCATCTGCTCACGGTCTAGTTGCAACTTAGCTTGGTTAGTTTGTGCGGTCAGTTGAGATTTCTGTTCTTCTACCTTGGCATACAATTGCGCTGCCTCAGACGTTGGATCAGCAGGTGGTTGACTTGCTTGCTGCAAGATTTGTTGCTCAACCTCTGGTGTAATCTCATTAATAAATGATGTAGTGTCTTTAAAGCCAGCCATCTCAATCATGCGACCAAGAGTGCTGCGGTATTGCGTTACAGTTACCAATGGGTTGTTAGCACCGTACTTACCGATAATCTCTTCCTGTTTAGCCATAATCATTTGCAACATAGCAATCTGTTCTTGGCGATTACCGTTACCCAAGCCTACGTTGATTGATACATCGTATAGGTTAGACCATTCACGAGGGTCATAAGATACCCATTTGCCACGCATACGGATTGTCTTAGCTTGGTTTTGGTATTTGCATAGTAAATGCAAGATGCCACGGAATAATGATTTAACACCTGTTTCAGCAAAGATACGAGCCATTAGCTCTAGCTTACCTGCTGACTGTTGCATCATGGCTGCTACGGCTGTTGCTGTAGTGTTCTGAAGCACGTTAGCATCAAGACCTTGCTGTAGGTCACTAACACCAGTACGTTTAGCCTGTACACCATCCAAGTATTCCATCATTGGGAATGACTGACCGGCTGTGTTCTGTACGTTCAGTTGGTTAACAGCTTGAGCGTTCTTAACACGGATAACACCACCGGCAGTAGACGTTAGTAAGTCATCTAGGTTTACTTGACCCTCTACGGCAGTTACTCGTGCGTTATTGGTTAGGTACAAGTTGTCTAGCATTTGACGCAATATAGTAGACTTGGTTAGTTGCAAGTCCATTGTGCGGTCTGCTAGTGACTGACCAAAGAATTTGTGTGGGATTGGAATTGGGCATACAGAGTGGAATGGCACGTAGTCACACTCTTCGTTAGATAAGATTGTTTCACCACCAAGGATAACCCTGCGTAGTTCTAGCAAGCCATTATCGTTTGTATCAACCTTGATATAGCACTCAAATATCTCTACCTCTTCCATTGATAGGTCGCTGGACTGTGTATAGTCTGGCAACTCATCACGACCAAAACGAGCTAGGCGCTCTGGTGCGTACTCTAAACGGTCATTTGCTGGGATAGTGTCAACAATAGACTTCTCGTAGCCCATAGCAATCAAGTCACCACGAGCAATCATCCTACGGTGTGCTGTGAATGGTGAGTCCTCAATGGTCTTAGCACGTTTGCTAATTAGGAACTCTTCAGGCGGTACGTTCTCAATGGCGATACGACTCTCATCGTTTATCTTTTGGATTGTAATGCTATGCGTATTGTAAGGCATACCATCCATGCCAATAACCATGTCAGTCACTTGCTTGGTGATTTCCCACTCGCCAGTCTGCATAATCATGGCTAGCTCATCGTCAGTCAGCCCTTTGTATTTTTCCTTAATGGTGTCTTTTTTCTCCTCCCAGTAGGCTTTAACAACCCCAACCTTCTGCAGCAAAGCGTCTTTGAACCAATTATGCAGGATTAAGAAGCCATCGTTGTCTTTATAGAACACCCAGTTTGCCATGTCACTTGCTTGGTCTGCCAGTTCTTCTTCACCATCTTTAGTAGGCTCAAAGCGTACAGCGTCTTCGCATGACGTGAATACACGGATTAGTTGAGGCAATGCACCGTCTACGGCTTCAGCAACCTCACCGGTAACAACTTGGCTGCGACCTTCTACCTCAGTACCGTACTTGTCACGGAAATAGTAGCTCATCGCATCGGCACGAGCTTGAACCGTATCAGACTCTAAGTAGCCAATAGCGTTATTAATCTCGTCAGCAACAAGTGCCTTTAATTCTTCTTGATTCATCATACGACCCATGCCTTATTTTGTTGTAATGGTTTAGACCATGTTGTATCTACTTCTACTAACCCTATTGCTAAGTACCTAAACGAGTCTGCAAAGTGTGATGACCAGTCGTGAACTGGCTTATCGTAAAACACGTTCTGCTTCTCGTTAAACTCTCGCCTGTAATTGCGTAATGCCACAAGACCGTTCTTAGTCCCTTCTATATCAAACCAGCATCTTGGCAACATACGTCTGACTGCTTGAATGCCATCCGCTATAGATAGGCTTGGTGCTACTGTTACGTCTAGTCCTGCTTCCATTAAGACCTCTAGTCTACTACGACCTGTGGTCATCTCTCTAACTCTTACATCGTGCGGTAATATCTGCTGACCTTTATCGTAATTGTTGTCACGCAACCAACTCACGTAATAATCTAGTCCGACTCCGTGGTTCTCAGTACAATCTATAAGCTGTATCTCTTTACCCACAATCTGAGCCACAAAGATGCAGGTGGAATCACTTACACCTAAGTCCCAGCTACATACAATCTTAGCCAATGGGTCTTTAGGAATCTTAGTTACTCTATTCTCGTTATCTGCCTCGGTTAGTAATTTACCGTAGTAACTACCCTCTATTGGAGAGTCAAATGAGCATTGAAATTCCTGTTGAAACTTATCCTCACCCATCTCGTTCTTAGCACTAGCCAACTCTTGTGGGTCTAGTATGCCAGTATCACTAGCCTTAAACTCTAAGAACTTCCAGCCTTCAGTAACCTTCGCTCTATCCTTAAACTCTGAAAAGTGATTTTTCCCCTTCGGAGTGCCTATCATGAGGCAAAAACCCTTGCGGTCTGCAAGAGCCGGTCTTACTATACTGTTCCAAATTTTTGGGTCTTGGTCACCTATCTCGTCTAGGACTACACCATCAAAGTATTGTCCCCTTAAACTGTCACCATTCTCACTTCCGTACAGGCTGATTCGTCTGCCCATAAAGTCTACTCGTAGCTCTGCGATGTTTGCAGTACCACCAAGTGAGCGAGTATATTCTACTAGGTAATCCCATGCGACCCTTTTAGCCTGTGAGTAAGTTGGTGCAATATAAGCGTAACGAGGATTCTTCTGTTTGTTCTGTAATGCAGAATGGATAAGCTGCACTATTGCGCTTACTGTTTTTCCCATCCTACGATGTGCTACAGCTACAACAAAACGATTCTCTCGTACTGCCTTGTGTATCTCTTTCTGTGGCAACCTAGGCTTATAGCCCAAGTCAATTGGGTTAGTAGTTGTCATCTATGCCTGTAACTACTTGTATCACCAATGGTGCATCAGCATCACCGCTTAGCTTGTTCTCTTGCATTGCCTTACCATCTAATCTATCGCCTATCTCTTTGATAGCATTCATATCGCCATCGGCTGCTTTTTCGTATAAAGCATTAGCAATAGTATGAAGCCTTCTGTAGTCCTCTTGGACTGCTAGCTTCCTAATTAAATCTCCCCATATCCTATTGTTTTTACTAGCGTTAGTATGTCCGAGGGGAGCGCCTGCGCCTTTAGGGTTTGTTTCTGTTATCTCTGCCATGTTTATGTGACTCCTTATAGGTTGGTCACCCAGTTGTTAAAATTAGTATTGCGGTCTTGCCGTTGCTTTCTGTTTACCGTACTTAGCTGACATCTGACGTATCTTGTCTTCGTTCATAATAGACTTAACACGCTTGTCTTCTATTGCTTGCTTAATGCCGGCTAGGTTCTCTTCGTAATCTTTTACTGCATCCACTTGGCGGTCTTTGTTGCCAAGCATACCATCTACTAGATATCCACTAAGCTGATAAGCCTTTGCTCTGTTTGCAGCTTCGTCATACGATACTGTAGGAGAAGTTGCGTACTGATAGCCACCACCGTAATTAATTGCCACATCTAATGGTGTCCGATCATATCGTTGAAATCCTACCTCTGGGTTTTTACTTACTAACGAATCACTTAACTCGCTAGGATAGCCACTATGATTCCAATGCTCAATAGGATGTAGTACGGATTGCATCAATGCACCACCGTAACCAGTAGCCAATGTCTTAGCCTTATCCCATGCTGACATATTGCTAAATATATTGTTATCTAATAGACCAGCCATAGTTTACCAATGATGTATTGCGTTTATAACGAGTGTAATGTTAGCGATGACAGCTAATAGGATAATAAACCAATGGTCATTCATTATTTACCTTTGACTTTAGCAGCCTCAGATAGTGCGATGGCAATTGCTTGTTTACGTGACTTAACGACTTTACCGCCCTTGCCTGAATGAAGCTCTTTATCCTTCCACTCACCCATGACTTTGCCAATCTTTTCTGCTGCTTTATCTAATCGCATAATTAATCCTCTAGTTCAAAGTCTTTACGTTCCCATACGCTGCATAGACGTGAGTTATGGCAGATTAGGTCTAGCTTGTGACACCAGCCACGTTGCGCTTGACCATCGTATAAGTCGTATTTATTAAGTGGGATTGCCTCCATTGCTTCAAACATCTCTGGAGTATTGTCGTAGTATTCGCAGTTACCGCATCGTTGACGCTTGACTTCTGCTGGAGTAATTCGGAACATCTTAGCCATCTTTGCCCAGTACTCGGTATTAGGCAAACTTGGGTTCATAGCTCCAAGAGAATAGTTATCAATGGCATTCTTGGTGTTGTCAGCAATCTCTTTGGCAGAGCCAATAGTAGTCTTTGTGTCTAACAAACCTTTTGCCATAGTTATTCCCTAAAAAATAGGAGGTTCTCGCAACTGGACTACCTCGGAGTCCACCCTATCACGTCTGAGGGGCTGTGATTGCTTTCTAGCGATGTACTGTCGCTGGAATAAAAGAGTAATGCAAAATCGCACTACTATAAATCGTTACGTGACTTTACCATACTTATCAAACTCGGTCAATATATCACATTTAATGCTTTTCTCTATGGTGTCATGTCTAAAAAAGAGCATAATTTGTACATATACGCAATGACGTGTATAGAAAACGAGATAATTTAAACATATCAGGAGATTTATCATGTGGACATCACCAGCAGCTACAGAAATGCGTTTTGGCTTTGAAGTTACAATGTACGTAATGAACAAGTAACATATTTGTTATTATTTACTCCCCAGTCTGGCTATCTGCTAGGCTGGGTTCTTTAGAGTACTCAAACTCTATCAGCATCTCAATAAAGTGAATTGCCTTCTTTAAATCCTCCAGACCGTTCTTATTCCTATGCCGACAAAGGTACTTGATAGCAGTAGCCTCTAAGTATGGAATGTTATTGTAATAGCAAAACTCTGCTGGCTGTATTGCAAAGCCTTTGTAGTGATTGCCACCGTGTTGAATGTCTAGTACGCTCATTACCAATCTACTCCTGACATTGTTGCACCACTTGTGTAGTTCTTAGGTGATTTCATATTAGCCCTGTCTATTGATCGTTGAGTCATGTAAAGACTGCTTAATTTTCTGTCATCAAAATTAATTACCCTAGCACCTTCTATCGTTGGTGTGTTTTCACTAACCTTGGTTTTGTATTTCTTAGGCGATACATACTCTAGTGCATCCTCGTAACTCATTAGCTTGGTAGTGACAAAACTATAATACCTACGTGTACCGGTATCGCTAACAACAATGCTTTTCATAAAGCCTCTAGCCATTAAGCTCTTAATAGTGTTAGACGCAGTATTTTTATCGGCATCTAATTGCTGCTTCATGTCTGTTAGCGTTTTAGGCAATACGCAAAATTCTAGGTAGACGTTATATCTAGCAACCATCTCTTTTGCCATCCTATCTAGCTTTGCTTCTTGTTTTGCATAGGATTCTGCTATTCTTTTCTCTCTAAATGCTTGCTCTGCTGCCTTGGCTTCTTCTTGTGTCTGATAATTACCAATGTGGATAATCTGACATTCTGAATCCCTAGCTGTTACTACCCAAGCATCAACTTTCTTACGAAAGACAATCATAATAAACCTTTCTCAATTAATCTTAATTGCGTTTCAATAACACCTTCTAGGTGCGATAACTTTAATTCATCTTTAGTATGGTTAGTTCTTACCCTACCATCTATCGCATCATGGCATCCAGAGCAACAATACGCACCGTGTAGATCGTTAACCTTTTTTGCAGTACCATGCCCATACCTTATGCCACTTAAATGCGCCAAAACGGTTGTTTCTGGATTGCCGTTGCAGTAGCCAATAATTCTGACCGTGCAGTTTTCGCCTTTAGCTGACTGTGTAATTTTACTCATTGAACACAAATCCTATAGTGCCAGCCCATATTTCTATGTGACGCTGGTAATCTGCCATCTCAGCAATACTTAGTCTGGTCGTACTCTTAATGACTTCAATCGTTTCACCATTGACTACAGACTGACTGCGTAGGAACTTCCAACCCATCAGCTCATGCACCTTGTCCGGTGTTTCACCAATGTAGTCACCTAGTGCGCTGTATAGCTTCCAGAGCCTACTGTTTTGTTCTATGTTGCGAGTGTGTGACTTGATCGTTACGTTAGCTACATAACCCTGTGATAAATCTAGCGCCTTAATCTTTTCAAATAAGTAAGGCAAATTGCTTGTACTGATATTAAAGTTTTTAACTTCTTCCATTTTTGAACATATCCTTTATTTTTTGTCGTGACTCATCTGAAGTCGTGACCTTTACCGTTTCTATTTTGTCTTGCGTTATTTCACCAGTTATTACTCTTGTACCATCTGTTGCTCTAAACTTACCTGTGAACCCAGCAGCTTTCATACGTCTAATAAATTCGTTACATGTAATTTCAGTCACTAAACGTAGCCTTTAATAAAACGTCAATGTAAGCAGGAATCGTAAACTTGCCGGACTCGTACTTAGCAATGCTGTCCCTTGTCTTAAATATACGACTGCCAAACTCTTTCTGTGATAATCCTGTCTTGCTGCGAAACTCTTTTAACTCTGTGTGTGTCATTAATAATCCTTTCTGTCGTTGATGGAATTATTATATATCACGCTGTATAAAATATGCAACTAATCTTTAGCATTTCGTTTAGCTTTCTCTAACGTGTCGTAATAGCCTAAGTTTTTATTCATTTTACTAAGACCATACTTAACTCCTGTAGGTGAAAAGTATTTAGCTATAGTCCATGCGCCAGAGCTAATGTGGTATTTATCTTGTTCAGTCCATTTCATATAAGCCTAGTTAAACTCTTTTCCGTAATTAAATAATTTATCTTTTGGCACTAAAAATGCTTTCTTTTTAACTGTGTCACCGTTGCCAACAAACTCAACAAAATGCAGCTTCAATAAAAATATGCATTTGATTATGTCTTTTGGTGTTATAGATATAAATTTATCACCATCATAAAATACCCAGTAGTCTGCTGTAGTAGAAAGTAATCCAGATGGCTTATCGTACATCTCAATTTCAATAACAATGTTTCCTGTGTATTGGCTTTTCTGATCAAATTTAACTTCAATAGACTTGTGTAGCTCTGGAATCCAAATGTCATAACCCTTAAATTTATTTACTAATGTTGTTGATGGGTATTTTTTTAATAATATGTTTACAAGTTTTTGTTCTACTGCAATACCAACTTCTAAATCTTCATTAAACGTGTTCATAGTTTTCACCTACAACCATCTTTGCTGCTGTAACTGAAGTTTCTGGAAAGTTCTGTGGATTGCGTAAGATTCGTTTAGCCCATGCATGATAGTCGGTTTGCGGCTTTAATCGTTCATGTACATACAAAGCCAGCTTATCAGCGTGAGCCTTATTGCTTTCGTGGTCTACTGGTGCAGGTAGCGCCTTAAAGTCTTGGATGTTACTTGTCACGCAATGCTTTAAAAACTCATCGCAGTTAGGTGCGTATTGGTATTTAGCTTCTAACCCAGCTTTAATGCGTTCTGCACTAATGCCAGCAAGTTCTGATGACCATGTAGCCTTTGCGTTTGCAATTCCTACGTCTTCACCGGCATCGTTTACCTGACCAATCTTAAACTTATCAAAAAAGTTATTTCCAAAACGACCATGCAATCGCATAAAGATACGTTCAACCCATTCTGCTGGTAAATTAAAAGTCTGCATTATTATCTCCTACTAATTTAATGTGAGCCGTTTGCTCTGCAATGTACTGTGGCTTAAATACTGAAAGAGCTGCATTTAATGTTGACGCTTGCTTATCTATACGTCTAGCCTCTTGCCTTCTTACCCAATTGCGCCATGTAGCAAACCAATCTGTCTTTACCGCAGTAGAACCACTTTTACTAATCCAATAGTCTTTAAATGTATCAGCTACAGATTTAACATTAAGCTCTGGTCGTTCTGTTTGACAGAATTTTATATATTCAACAGGTATTATCCAATCTTGTGAAAGGCGAGAGCCTTTAGTATTTTGTTTTTTGCTGTCTATAGGTAATAGGGAATCAGTAATAGGGATAAGGGAATCAGCATGACTAGTTCCGTCTTTGTCGTGATTTGTCACGATAGTTTGTAACTTATTGATATTACTATTGCTTTCATCAAAATCAGGTATTGTACTTCCAGCCTTTCTTTCGTTAGGATGTGGGTTCTGATGTTTCTCAAAATTAAGTATTTTTATGTAGTTCTGTTCGTTGACATTATAAGTCGTTATAAATCGTGACTGCTCAAGATTAGTAACGATTGCATCAATATCACAATTATCGTAAGGCAACAATTGAACCTTTAATCTCTTCGCACGATACTCAATACATCCACGATAGTCCGCAACAGTCCACATTGCTATAAAAGCTAATCTTTCAATTGGTTTTAATTCAGCAAGGTCTTCATTCTGAAAAAATGCTGGCTTAATATTTCTTGCTCTAGCCATGATTGCCTCCATGTATAACATTATTTTCTAGCACATAATAATGCTCACAATGTGAAACATTATCGCAAATTTCTTTTATGTAATTACATAACCAAAACACTTCATCATCTGTTAACTTAAAAAATTCTCTTGATGCATTAATTCTGTTGTCTGCATATATTTCATGTAATTCATTTTCAAGTCTATTTGGATTGCTAATCTCTCCATAAAATACAACTTCAAAACTTTGAGGCATATTTGTTTGTGATGATAGTTCTTTTGCTCTTTGCTGCGGTGACTTTAAAGTATGCCCAACCTTATATAAATTTGGCATAGATGAATTCTTTAATACATATACAAATCCATACATATCTTTGCTCCATAAAAAAAGCCACTAGACAAAACCCTCCAGTTTTTTAGACTGGTTGCAGGACACCGAGTAGGTGCAGGGCTTTGACTAATGGCTACTCTAATAACATCGCCTGCAAGCGATAAGCTATACTTTAAACTAACTTTTAATCTATTGCAAGTATTTTGTGATTGCCTCTTTAGCTTCATCAAATCCGTAGCAGACAACTGTCTTGTAGTTCATTGAACTAGCTGCTGCCATAAACTCTTTTTGCGAGTCAGATACTTTGCCAGCCTTTGCCTTCATCTCAATAAACATTCCGTGGTACTCACCTTTAGGAATCATTAAGAATAGGTCGCTGACTCCAGCAAGCACTCCCTCTGCCTTTAAATTGACTGCCGTTACTATGTGTCGTGACCCACCGTTAGGAATTGCCCACAAGTGATACTTGTATTGCTTGTATTGCATTCTAAACCATGTGATTAGCATTACCTGTTCTTGATGTTCTGATACTTTCATAATTATTTTCACTTTATGTATAAATAATGCTTGTATTTATGTTTTATGTATGCCATTATTACACATCGCAGCAAATTATGCGATTAACTTAATAGCAACGGTGGAGATAAAAATGACTAGAATAGATGATGGCTTTACAACATATAACGTATTACGCAATAACGGTGTTTATGGTTCTGAAACAAGTTTAGTTCATACATTTAAAACTAGATTTGATGCTGATTGTTATGCTGAAAATTTAAATAAAAATATTAGCGATGATGAACCAGTATATTTTTTTGTTGAAGTAGTATATTAATTAAATAGAAACGGTGGAGATAAAAATGTACACAATCAAATCTACAAAATTCCCAAAACAAAAATGGGACATCTTAGAAAACGGTAAAGTTGTCAACTCTACCTACAATTCCTACAAACTAGCTTGCGCCTTACTTAACCAATACCAAATGGTTGACAAGGTATACACACGAGTTGCTGAAATAGAAGCATCAGTTTGCTTGTTTAAAGCTAAATGTGACCGTGAAACAAGGGAGGCTCGCAATGCTACCAGATAACTCAGCAGATAACCTACGTGATGACATCCTTGATTTAATCATCACCGAAATCCAAGCAATGCGTAAAGACTTTGAAGAACTAGAAGCAAGATTAGCTAAACGTGAACAGGAGAATAAAGATGACTGATTACAAAAATTACAAGCCAAAGTTCAACTGGCTGCCAATAGTAGAGGGAGTTTGTTTTGTTTTATCAATCACAATGCTAGCAGTAACATACGCTTTGTTGGTGGCTTAAATGGAAGACAATCGCCAAGATACAGATTTTATTGATCTAGAAGAATACTTAGAGTACCTACTAGATTGTGCAAATAAAGAATTAAACGAATTACGAGGAGATAATAATGTCAGTATTTAAAGCACTAAGCGGTATAGATGTAAACCAGCACGTAGAGAAGAAAGGTCAATTCACTTACTTGTCTTGGGCATGGGCTGTGGCAGAGTTACGCAAGGCATCACCAACGGCTACGTGGGAAGTTATTAAGACAGATGGATTACCGTTCTGTAAGACAGAATGTGGTTACTTTGTTGAGGTTGCTGTTACGGTAGATGGCATTACATTAAGTCAGATTCATCCGGTTCTGGATAACAACAACAAGACAATTCCAGCGCCAAATGCTTTTCAAATCAACACATCAATACAGCGATGCCTAGTTAAAGCAATTGCGCTACATGGTCTAGGCTTGTATATCTATGCTGGTGAAGATTTGCCTTCTGTAGAACTTGAGTCAGTAGATGTGTATGTTGATATGATACGCAAAACTAAAACAATGGCAGAGTTGCAAAAAGTGTTTATAGATGTTCGTAATCAAGTTAAAGTTAACTCAGCATATACAGCTCCTGTAACAAAAGCAAAAGATGATATGAAAGCATTATTTGAAGGGATGGCAACATGATTATAGAAAAAACAAAAGTAACATTATCAGAAAAAGATATAGAGGATTTAGTATCTGATGCAGCACGATATAGCTGGTTGCGTGACCATCATGCTAATTATTTACATTCAATTCCTAATTATGATTCAGATGATATGGATTGTGGTACAGAGCATATACAGTCAATATTATTTTGTAATGGTAATGGATATGCTTCAGAAATAAATGGTGAAGAATTAGACGAAGCAATTGATAATGCAATATTAAAATCAATGAGGATAATGCAATGATTATCAAATCACTATACGGATTAAAGCCACCTAGCCAAAAAGAGATGTCAGACCGTGATGCTAAGGTTGCCAAGGCTTTAAAAGATTTAGGTCACAAGTGGCTACTTTCAAAACCAATGCCAAGGATTAGATAATGCAAGGTACAGCAGAATGGTTTGAATCACGGATTGGAAAGGTAACAGCAAGTCGTGTTGCTGATGTATTGGCTACTATTAAGACAGGTGAGTCTGCCAGCCGTAAGAACTACCGCATGGAGCTAGTATGTCAGCGTCTAACAGGTCAACGTGATGAAGGCTTTACTAACTCACACATGGAGCGAGGTATTGAACTAGAGCCACTAGCCAGAGCAGCGTACGAGTTTAAGCAAGGTGTCACGGTAACCGAGGTAGGCTTTATTGACCACCCAAGCATTGAAATGTCTGGTGCTAGTCCAGATGGTCTTGTCGGTCTTGATGGTCTAGTAGAGATTAAATGCCCTACGGCAGCCAACCACGTAGATACACTATTGTCTGGCAAAGCTCCTAGCAAGTACATACCGCAGATGCAATGGCAGATGGCTTGTACCGGTGCTAAGTGGTGTGACTTTGTTAGCTACTGTCCAACAGTAGGTGATAACCTAGCATTGTTTGTAGTACGTGTTGAAAGAGATTCAGAGTACATAGATGAAGTGCAAAATGCAGTAAAATTGTTTTTAACAGAAGTGTCAGATTTAACAACTAAACTAAAGGAACTAAAATGAATTTATTAGCAGCAACAGGTCGCTTAGGACAAGACGCAAAATTAAGTTACACAGCAAACCAAGATGCAATATGCAACTTTTCGCTATCGCTGACCGCAGGATACGGAGAGAAAGCTACAACTACGTGGTTGAATTGCAACCTATGGGGGAAGCGTGCCGAAATATTAGCGCCAATGCTTCTAAAAGGTACGCAAATAGGCATTACAGGCGAGATTAGCACTCGGTTATATAAAGCCAAGGACGGCACAGAGAAATCAAGCCTAGAGTGCCGTGTTGGTGATGTAACTTTACTGGGTGGCAAATCAGAAGCCGGTGCAGCTAAACCTGCTAAATCTGTTGACCCAATGGATGCTGTAGAATCAGATATACCATTCTAGCGTAGAGGTCGTGTTATGAAACTCAAATGGCACGACCTTCTTTTGAAACCAATAAATTTATGGAGTTTACCTATGTCTAGCAATCCTGTAACTGGAGATAGCCTAGTATCTAAAATTGGCAGCAAAGAACAAAAAGAAAAATACGATGATGGCTTTGACCGTATCTTTCGTAAGAAGAAAGACCCAATCTGTAACGTGTGTGGCAAGACTTTAAGTGCAGTTAAAGAGTGTGCATGGACTGGCTGCGAACTTCATTGGGATGAACACCGTGCCGATATTATCTCCCAAAATGGGAATGATGGTCTGCACTATGAAGCTAACGATAAATGAGTGACGTTTAACGCAATGCGTTATATAGGAGATTAATATGCCGTGCAATCAAAACTGTAATCAAGGTCGTAAGTGCAACTGTAATAATAAACCATTAGATAAAGCTATATTTGAAATAGCGCCTATTCTTATAATCATAATACTAATTTCTTGTATTTGTATGGGTAGCTTTATGATATATGACCTTTTTACAAAGTATACCAAAGGACAAGACTGCGCTGTAGAGGTTCAATTTAGCGGTGGTGTTAAGGCAACTTATCTTGGCACTTCAGTTTAGTCGCTACTATCTTGCAAAGTTGTTCAATAAAGTCGTAATAAGGACACATTATGAAAATAGAATTGATAGGTGACATTAAAGATCAGCCAGATGGTAGCGGTATTGCAGAGCTGGATATAGATGAAGAAGGCAAAATGTACTTAATGCAGTTAGGTTTTGAGGTTTTGCTTATGCGTGGCATTGAGTCAATGAAAGAAGTAAATCGTGTAAAATAATACACATTTTAGGAGAATTATGTACACGTTAGACTACATCTTGTGCTACAAAGAGGCTTTTATACTAGGTATTGTGGTAGGTGTAATTATTTCTACATACACTTATAAATATGTATATAATAAACAAAAACATAAGGATATGTATGGCAGAAATAGATGACAAGTTAGCCCAGTACGCTACCGACAAACAATGGCAGTATTACAGTAAGTCTTGTGAGCTAGGGTCTAATCGTGCAGCAGCTAAATTCTTTGGTGTAACTGCTACCGTAGTTGATGTTGCTGTTAGAGGATTAAAGGCTAAAGCAGCAATGGCTGGTTACTCACCTAACCATGACATGACTCAAGTAGTACCAGAGCCATTTATAGTTCGCGGTACGTCTACCTTATATAAAGATGGAAAGCCAGTTATCCAATGGCTTAAAACTAGGATTGATGATAATAAGATGCAGGAACTTATGCTTCAAGCTGTTGAGGCATTTAAAGAAGAGATACCTCGCATCTCAATGACAGAACCACCATCGTTAGGCAATGATAATCTACTTAACTGCTACGTGATTACAGATTACCACATGGGTATGTTAGCTTGGGACGAGGAGTGTGGTGATAATTGGGACGTAAAAATTGCCGAGCAGTTGATCATTAAGTGGTTTGCTCAAGCAATACAGCAATCGCCTAATGCAAATCAAGCCGTGTTTGCCCAGTTATCAGATTTCCTACACTTTGATGGTATGGATGCAGTAACACCAGCATCTAAACATTTGCTAGACGTAGACTCACGATTCTCAAAACTAGTTAGGTCAACCATACGTGTATTGCGTACAGTAATTGATATGTTGCTACAGAAACACCAAAAGCTACACATTATCATGGCTGATGCTAACCACGACCCAGTTAGTCAGATTTGGTTGCGTGAATGGTTTAGCGTTATGTACGAGAATGAGCCAAGAGTAACGGTAGATACGTCACCTAATCCATACAATGCTTATGAGTTTGGTAAGACTGCTTTATTCTTCCATCATGGTCATAAGCGCAGAGTTCACAATGTCAGCGAGGTATTTGCTGGTCAATTCCGTGAGATGTTTGGTCGCACCAAGTATGCCTATGCCCATACAGGTCATTTGCACCACATAGACGTTAAAGAAAACAACTTAATGATAGTGGAGCAACACCGTACATTAGCACCTGCTGATGCCTATTCTGCTCGTGGTGGATGGCTAACTGGTCGTGATGCTAAAGTCATAACATACGATAAGCGTTATGGTGAAGTATCTAGGCTTACAATTAATTCAGATATGCTGAAGTAGAGCGACATACCTGCGACATTGGTATGATTGAGGGATAATATTATGGCTAATAAAATTGTTATTTATAGCTCTTATAATGATGATACTAATGAATCAAAAATTAAATGGTCTAAAAATTACTTATGTCTTACTAATGAAGAAAAATTAAAATGTCTTAATGACGTTATTTTTAACTTGCAGCATGAAATAAATATTATTTCGCATATCCAAGAATCTTCATAACATTGTCTAGTGATTCTTGATCAAAAACTTCGCCTTGGTGTGACATCATCATAGATCTTCTTATGCCATGTTCAGTAGCACCTTTTGCTCTTTTTTCTGCAAATAGTTTTCTCCATAAAGCATCATCTGGAACTGATACAATATTTCCACTTGCATCCTCTATTCCTCCAAGTAACCCATTTTCTAATCTTGGTATGCTTGTACCATAACTAAAATGATTCATTGCTGGAGTAACTACTTTCCCAGATACGTCAGATTGAAATATTGTTTTCCCAGAAGCTCCAGTATATAAATCTGGCTCTGACATAATTATTCGTGTATCTTCATAAGATGGAAATCCTAATTTTTTATATTTATCAAGACCCATTTTTTCAATTATTACTTTTCTTAAATTGCCTGCACTTGATGTGCTTGTGCCTTGCAATAATTCATTAGCAATATTTTCATCTGTTACACCAGAAAAATTCTTATATGGATATGTAACTTTAACTACACCGGTTTTTGGATTTTTAACGGTATGTGGAGTGTTTTGTATTTCTATATTTAATTGTCTAATAGCATCTTTTGAAGGATTTAATTTTTTTAACTGACCAATCATTCCTTGAGCTACATGATGTGAAAAATTAATTCCTTCTGGCGCTAATGATTGATACACACCAAGCACATCTTTACCTGTGTCAGCATATTTTTCAAAGTTATTAACTTTTGATTTAGCAGCACTTAACTCACTTCCCCATCCAATATTATTATCAAAGTTTTCTTTAATAAATGGAAATTTATTACCACCTTGCCTTTCAACTTCCATTGGCAATTCAGTATATGGATCTACTAATTTATTTCCTGCAATTTGTTGTACTTTCCCACCTGTACGTGCCATATCCCCAGCAACTGGAACTAATATTTTGTTTAATAAAATTTCAGGATGAATTCCTTTTCTTTCAACAAAAGTATAATGATCTGGACTTACAACATCACCAGTACCACTATATTTAAGCGTTTCCCTAGTATTAAATGCAGGTATTTGCATACCTTTAGTAAACTTAGTAACTGCTGATTTTTCTGCTGATGTTAATGAATCTAAAGTTCTATTTGGATATAAGATTTCATGATATGGAATGCCATTAATATTTGGTACAGCATACATATTCATGTCTGGAACAATTTTACCAAGTACACCTGTGCCTGTATCAACTTGCCTTAATGCCTCTTTACCTAAATACTTAGCACCTTTTACTACACCTTTTGCTGCTGTACCTGCGAATGGTATTGCATTAATTGGGTCTAATAATATGCTTGCTGCATCTTGTATTCTTTGATCACCTAGTGACATTGATTGATAGTTAGCAGGTGCTTGTGAAACAGTATAGTTTTGTTTTGGTTTAGGAGTAATAGGCTGAAACATTTTTACAAATGGATCGTTAGATGCTTCTGCACCAATGGCACGAACCGTATTAGGCACGTTAACGTATGCATTATTTGCCATTTGACGCAACTGCGTACCAATACTACCTAATATATCAACATTAGATAAAGGATTAGGATTATAGTTAGAGCCATAGTTGATATTGTCACTAGGCTTGCGTTTATTGCCTAGGACTCTATCTAATTCTTCTTGTGTAATTGCCATAACTTATCCTCTAAATAATGCTGCTTCGTCTTTACGTCTGTTATCTAAACCTTTTAAGACCTTGCCACCAGCCTTGTTATACTTGAGTAGACTTTCAATAGCCGTGATTTTATCCCCACGCAAAAGCGCCTGACGGACGGTTGACCTCTGAAAGCGCCCCATACCAATATTAAAACACAGGCTAAGTACAGCATCGTATTCATTCTGTGAAAGTCGTATAGGTAGATAACGGGCAAGCCCTCGTTCAAATCGTGCGACATCCTTAGCCAATAATGCGTCAACTTCTTCCTCACTCCATCTGCGATTGTCTTCAGGCTTTAATGCCCATGCTTTACGTCTAGCCATGCCTTCTATGTTAGATGGTATTTTAGCCTGTTCTGGGTACATTACGCTACCAACACCAATAGTCCAGAGTTTAGCCGGACATTGGTATGGTTTGTATCTCACACCTTCATGGTGCTTCAACATTTTAAATAGTTCTTTACTTGCCTTCACGGTGTTTTTCCCATTGACGTGAGCCAAAGTAGAAGCCGATTATACTGGAAACTATAGCCATTTCGTCATCAGAGAATACAAGGTTCATGGCAGTAGTAAACTCTACACCAGTATAGATTGCCCAAGCAAGACCAGCAATATCAACAAGCACTAGTAAGCCAACAAAGGTAAATGCAATGTATGGTCGCACCTTGCCGTTAAGGTCAACAACTGATTGTGATGCCTTGTCCATGATTTTCATGTCATGTGCATATAGCGCCTCACGCTCTTGTGCGTAAGTCTGCATCTCAACTTCATCTAGCTTAATAGCCTCAATCTTTTCTTGTGATGCAAAGCCAGCAGCAGCCATAGCAGCTTCACGTTCTGTCTGCAAACGAGCCATAGCCATCTCATGCTTTTGGTCACCTTTCTGCTGAAAGAAACCTAATAGACTTGGTAAGGCTGAAGAGCCAATACCTAATAGACCTGATATGATTGATAACATAATTAATTTCCTAGTGGGTTAGATGTAGCTCGTTTGAGCGATTTAAGTTGTGATTCTATGCCTTCTCTTGTAGCTTTCATCTCTTCACGCACACCCATTAAAGATGCTGCCGTTTCACGCACGTTACCGTTAGTGATCGCCTTGGCTTCGTTAGCTGTACCAATGGCATTTGATACCTTCTCTTGCATAGACACCAATTGATTTGATGTCGTTACCATAGAGTCTTTAACTGTGTTGACTGACGTTTGTTGTGCAGCCAGTTGAACCTTTAATGCGTTAACCTCTGCCTTTAGTTCTGCATCGTCATAAGGCTTGTTAGCCTCAATCATTTCAGTCGCAGCTATAACACGGTTGTAGGTCGTTATTCCTACGTAGGCTGTCCCACCTATCGCTGGCAAGATTATTGAAAGCGTCAGAAATATTGCCTTCACTGATAAGTTGGAGTAAGACTCCTTGATTTCCTCTAAGCTCATACGGTAACTCCTGTTGATATTCCATTGCCTCGTTCAACTGAACTTGTTGAATCTGCATTGGTTTGTTTAAAATTTCTAGGCTCATCACTACCCCAAACCCTGGAACTAACGTCTTCCCTGCTGGCACTTGTGCTGGCGAGGTATTCTGCGTACTCCCTTGCGAGGTAGTCGTTGGCGCACTCACGGCTGGTTGTGATGGTGGTGTACTTGTGCTTCCTGACGAGGCTGTTGGCGGTGGTGCTGCTGCCGGTGGCGGAGGCGCTTCTGCTGGAGGTGGCGCTTCTGGCGGTGGTGGTGCAGCTTCCGCAGGTACTTCCGGTGGAGGCTCTGGTGGTGGCTCTGGCGCAGGTGCAATAGGCATTGCTTCCGGCATCGCAGTCGCACTTAAAGGGCTGGCTGGATTTACCGGACTGCTCATGTTTGTTGGATTCGTTGCGCTCTTTACACAAGCGTCTTGTGATTGCATCCAATCGTTCCATTGCGGTTCGCTGTATGGTGTAGAGCAAGTTGAAACTCTGTTTTCTGTTATTGAGCCAATGTAACCATCTTGACATGCTAAAGTCCTAGTTTGTGTTGATGAAGAACAGGTTGCCGGATTTGGTGTGCATGAATTTGACACCGTTGTCCATATACCTTCTACCGGTTGACCGTATGGGTCAGAACACGTATTTGTTTTTGCTTCCTGTATTTGCCCAGAAAAGTTTTGTGGGCAAGCTAATGTTTTGTTTTCAACGGTTGTTTGGCACGTTGGTGGCGCTGCTTGGCACGACCTTGAGATTTCAAACCATCCGGAGTCAACAGGGCTGCCGTATGGGTCTGGGCAGTTTTGTTCTCTTTTAAATGTGACCGTGCCGATTTGGTTATCCCCACAGGTTTGCCTTTCTTCTGTTTCTGCACTATAGGTGCAAGATGGAGGATTTGGGCTACAGTTGTTTGAAGTAGTAATCCAATCTGTAAAACTTTGGCTTTGACATTGATAAGTTCTAGTTTGGTTGACTGCACCAGAATGATTAGGCTGGCAAGCAAGAGTTTGATTTTCAACACGGTCTGTACAATCTGGAATGACAGGCGCTGACATAAAATCACAAGCTGGGTCATTTGGGCGGTGAGGACACCAAGCAATCCTAAGAGCTTCTTGGTTATCAATGCCGTTGCATTGCAAATTAGTGACGTAGCCTTCTGGAGAAGGTTTGTAAGAACAGCTCCAAGCATATACATCATTGCTCCTTAGAATTGTTAGGAATAGGAGTAATAAGAACGAACTCTTTACCATAAATATCTGCAAACCATTCTGGGTGTAAGTCATACCAAGCCTTTCTTGCTGCGTCACCAATAGCACCACCTATAGGACAAGGTGAGCCAGACATCTCCATAGCTATCCAATTCTCATGATTAGCTGCACAGGCTAACGATACTGCTGCTACCTTTAGACCGCTATCACTTAGGAACTTAGCCCATCGTAATTTAACGCAATTGCTATCTGTTACCATCGTGCCACCGGCTACAGAAAATATCCCACCGTTGACAGCACCGCTAATACCAATACTGCAAACATCTTGACTGAAAGCTGACATTGAAGGAGCGACAGCAGAGGACACAGGTTGACCTTTATAATTAATTGTCGTTTCATCGGCATTAGCTGTAGTTACAAATAATAAAATAAGAAAAAGTAATATATGTTTCATTATCCATCCAATTCAGGTCGTTCGTTTATCTGCATTGCTAAACCATCTACATCTTCAAAGATGCATACCTCGGACAAGTCATCTAAGAATATAACTAGCTCACCATCAAAGATACCTACCTCTTCAATGGTCTTGCCAATCATGTGTTCAAAGTAGTCTTGCATTCCAAATAGTTTATGCACCGTCATAATTAATCCCAATTAAATCGCCAGAATCTAATAGTTCATGTGTTAGCTCGTCTTCAGCTAGGCAGTTGTCACATACTGTTTCATCACCCTGCTCATTAATAATAAATGCTTGCCGACACTTCTCGCATAATGCAATGCGATTAATCATGACTTGTTTCACTTTATTACCCAGCCGTGTGCAGCAGCGTAGGCATACAGAAACATACCTAGAGCCACCGATGTGATACCACGTAATGTCCACTTACCAACCGTAGCAAATTGCTTGTCTAACCACTCGGAAATAGCCTCTTTGAATGCTGCTTTGTGTAATTCTTTTTGTTCTTCTGGAGTCATGCTAATTCCTTATTGTTGAGATAAAATACCGCCAAGTAAGCCACTTGATGGAGATAAGTATTTTAATTTTTCTTGGTCAATAATGCCTTGGCTAAGAAACCTATTTACATTGCCAGTACCAGTCATAGCATTAATAACCGGTGTGCTAGTATAGGCTTTTGTAGCCATGCTAAATGGCAGACTTAATAAAAAGTCAGTAGGTGATGGCACGACAGACCGAGTAGCAGTACCAGAATCACCAACAAGAGGTTTAAATGCTTGAGCAAATCTAGCAGCATTGTATAAATCCGTATTGTTTTTATTAAACAAGAACCCAGCTCTATCTTTTTGTTGCAATAATCCTGATAATGCAACACCATTTATATCACCGCTTGATGGATTTATCACACCGCTTCGTTGAGTAAGTAGCATTAAGTTTCTATATTGATTTCTAGCGTCTGCAAACTCTTGGGCAGTTTTGCCTTTTAGACCTTGCTGCAATATATCATCTACATAATCTTTGACTTTAAATAAAGCTAAACCTAATTCTCTATCACCAGATTGAGTTGTCATATTATTTGATGCAACACGACCAATTTTGCTAGCTAAATCTTGCGCTTGTTTACCTGTAATTTGATTTTTAGTTGCATAGTCTAGTAATTTATTAACTAATGGGTTGTTTGCAACAGTAGCAACACCTTCAAACTCATCCTCTATGGCAGCAATCTTATTTAAAAAATCATCTGGATTAATTATTCTTGGCTTATCATCTGCAACTAATTTATACACACCGCCTATTCTTTGTTGAGCTTTGCCAAGTAAAGCTGCATCTACTACATCAGATTTTTCGCCAATAGCTTTTGCAGCAACACGATTTAAAACAGTTTGATTTTTTGCTTTGATTTCATTGAATGTACCAGAAGTCATTGGTTGTGATTCTAACTTAGCTTCTAATTGTTGTAATGATTTTGAACCTGTAGCTTGACCAGGTGTTACTTTAAATCCTAGTTGAGTGCCTTTTTTTAATGCTTCTTTTCTTGATGCATTTAATCCGGCAGATACATCATCTCCAACATATCCATAGTTATAACCACCTCCAACACCTCTAGCTAATGCTTCACCAGATAATTCAGCTTCTGCTTGACTAGCAGCTTGTTGTCCTAAATTTTGTGTTGCTTGCTGTGTAGGTCTACTTAATACTTTCGTTAAGACATTACCTATTTTTTGACCAACAACACCACCGCCAGCACCAATTCCTGTATTTGCTAAACGAGATTCATCACCTGCTGTTGGAGTTAAAAATCCAGTTAATGCCCCCAATGCTGCTGCACCACCATAAGTATTTGCTCCCGGAATAAATGCTGCTGGCGCTAATCCTAAAACTTGCCCAGTTATATTCCCAGCTTGACCAGCAGTAGTATTTAATAATGGCGCATTTGCTTTTCTAGAAGCTATAATATCTTGTTCTGTTGGTAAGCCTAAAATATCTGATGCTGTACCACCACGATTACCAGTAATATCTTGACCAAGACCCTTTGATGGAGGAGAAACAAATTCCAATCCTTCACGTAATCTTTGACCTAATCCACGACCAATATTTGATAATCCAACACCAACACCAGAAGCAAATCTTTTTCCTGTTGACATATCTTGTATTGGATTTGCTGGTGCAACATTTTTAGTAGCTGGTGTTTTGATAAATTCTTTTTGTGCATACGCTAACACATCTTTTTCTGATGCATTATCTGGAGCTGTTATTGTGTAAGTTTCACCAGAAGGTGATGTTATTTCAAATTGCGCCATATTATCCACCTACTTTTTTAATTGACCAGCCTTGTTGTGTCGGTGTAGAACCACCTTTGCCACTTTCTAACAACATACCCTCTTCTGCTACTCTGCGTAATTCTTTTTTCAATAATCTAGTTTCGTAAGTGTCATTTAATTGTGGGAAATATTTTTTATCTTCTCTTGCAAATTCAGCATCTCCAATAACTGCTCCAGACTCTTTACGCAAATTAGCTGTAATCCAGTTTTCTTTTAATGCTTCAATTTTTTGTCTATTTTCACCGATACCAGCTTCAGCTATTTCAGAAGTTAATCCAAATGAAGGTATTGACCTTAAAGTTTGTGCAATTCTACTTGGATTTCCTACATAATCTTCTAATGTCATTGGTGAGCCATCTTCATTTAATAAAGGCTGTTTTGTAGACTTATCAATCATAGGAACATTAAATTTTTGAGATGCAAAACTCATTCTTTTGTAAAAATTAGCAGCTTTACCTTGACCTTCAGTTAATGGTTTTTCTTCAAATTTAGGCTCATAAACAGTTGGTTTACCTGTTGTAGCATCAATGGCAGCCATCCCCGGTTTATTGGGCACATAAATTGCTTTACCATTTTTATCTGTTTGAATAGAATAAGAAGGCTCAGTAGGTTTTGTAGGTGCTAGTGCTTTAGGAACTTCTCTAATAGTTTGTCCTGTAACAGCATCAACTATTAAAATTTTATTTCCAGCATCAATTTCTTTTGTAGTTCTATCTTTTGTTTCAGTTCCACCAATTAAAGATACCCCAGTTTCAGTCATTTGATACCTTTGACCTTTATCTGTTGGTAAGCCGTATGCTGTAGTTTGTTCTGGTGTAAGTATATTAAATGCTTTTTGTGGTTTTAATGACGCAGCAACATATTGTTCTGGAGCAATTTCAGCAGCTAGACGCTCTTTTGGGTCAGCAATGCCACTAATCATGTCTTGAACTTTAACATCTCTAGCTTGTTTACGCTGTAAGTCATCAATCTTTTGTTGCATCATGTAGTCTTGCGTGGCAGTATCATAGACACCTTGTGCGCCTGTCATACCTGCCTGTAGTGATTGACCGATGATACGACCAAGACCTAAGTTTTGATTCTTAGGAGCTGCTAGGTAACCTAAAACAGCATTGGCGATACCAGTAGTAGCTGCACGACCTTTTAACTTATCTACAGCATCTTGACCGAGCAGACCGCCCAAATACTCTGGTGGTGTTGAACCAAAGCCACTTAAATAATCTAATAATCCGTTTGCCATATATTATCCTATCAAACTAAAGTTTGTTTCTCTACGTTTAGGCAATGTGTAGCCATATTTGCGCAGTTCATCGTATATCGCACCAGTAGGTGCTTGACCAACCTCAATACGACCACTTGGAGCTGCTTGCATTGGTGTTGGTTGATACATACTAGCTACCTGTGCTGCACCAGTTAAATTATCAATAGTGCCGTATTTACCAACAATATCTTTTAAATCACCAAATCTAGTTGCTAAAGTTCCATCTGCTGCTATGCCAGAGTTTCTTGCAAACATACCGCCACCACTTGGCATATCATTCATCATGCTTGAATACATAGAATCAACATTTGGAGCTGTTTTTATTACCTCTCCGGTTAATGGGTCAAATGCATTAGCCATGCCTATTTCGCCAGATAGTTGTTGTGTTGGCATCATAAAATTAGCGCCTCCAACAGTTTCACCTAATGATGAGCCTACTAAACCGTCTGTAGCAATAGTAGGAACTGCTAAACTTGCCCCAGTACCAGCAGCACCTGTAGCACCTAATAATCCACTTGCACCTTGTGAACTTGCAGTACCTCCAGCAGCACCACCAATACCACCAGCAGCGCCCATCAATCCACCAGTAGCACCACCCATTGCGCCACCTAAAGCAGCGCCCTTTAAAATACCGCCAAGACCTTTGCCTTGCAGTAATTTTGTGCCACCACCTACGGCAGCACCTATCATCATCGGAACGGCTAATTGACCCATACTAAGCTCCCTTTACCTTGCCAACAACGTAGCAGATAGGTTCTATGATTGCACGGTAGATACGACCTAGTGTGTCACGCTTCTTACCACGCATCTCTTTCCACAAGTCAGCAGTACGATGACGAGCAATATGCTCTGCAACACGTTTGACAGCGTTTCTAAGCGCATTTGGTGTACCGTTGAAGGCATAGGCTACGACAGGTAAGAATAATGTGTGATAGCCCTTCTCAATCGTCTTAGCATTCTTCATGTTAGCAGAATGTTGTAACCAGACAGCTTGACGGAATGAACCAAAGCCATAAGCCTCATTCATTGCGGTACATACTATTTTATTACTACTTTGTGTGCTTGTAGTAGTAGAACCTTGAGGTGTACCAGATAAATATTGAGCGTATTGATTAAGTTTAGCAGTTGGTAGATTTTGCTCGTAGTTAAAGCGATTGATATCTGCCTGTAATGCTGTGTTGGCATAGTCTTCTTGAGCTTGACCAGTTTTAAGCAATTGGTTGATGTCTGTATAATCAGCGTTAGCCAATGCCGGAGCGCCAGCAACTGCTGCCTCTTGTCTACCACGTTCAGCAGCATAGTTTTGATAAGCTAAGTCACCGTACTTGTTAGCCAATGTATTAGACAATGTGTTAGCAGCACGATTTTGTAAATCAGCACTTACACCAGAACCATAACGACCAGCCATTGATGCGCCACCTTGAGCAGCTTTAATTGCATCCATGTAGGTTTGTGTTGCACCTTGTGATGCACCAGCTAGAGCTTGGTTAAAGTATGGATTGTTTTGTAGGTATTGACCGCTAATCACATCTTGTTGCTGTTGTTGCGCTGCCGGTAGCAATGGATTGCCTGCTATAGCACGATTACCTGCTGCCGTTAAAGCCTGAGTAGTATTAGCAGATGGACTTACATAAGTCTGACCAGCATAATATTGTGGACTAGATCCTTGGTATAGATTTTTGGCTTCTTGTAAACCATAGCTTACATAAGGCTTGAGTATTGGATCAATGCCAGTTTGTGATGTTGATGAACCACCACCGCCACCACCGCCTTCTAAAGTCATGCGTTTGCCTACTGGTTTGAATGCTAACTCTGGCAACATATCTAAGTGATTGTATTTCATGTAATGCTCCTAAATGCTTAATTCCCAATTTCTTGGTCTGAATCCTAGTTGTTTTGCTCTCGTTTCCCATCCACTTCTCATAGAAGAAAACGTCACTTTTTTGCAGTTGCCTTGTTTAGCAATGCTCTTGGCAAACTCAAGTCCAAAGGATAAATCATCAGGGTTGCTTGAATCTAACCATGCTGCCCAAATGTGCATCTCTACACCGTTAGGCTGTAATACAATAAAACCTTTCTTTTCTGGCAATATCCATAACATAGAGCGTTGCTCGTAGCAGTCGCAATATATGTCCTCTACTAGCCACTCTGAGTGACCTTTAGCACGAACCTTCTCAAGACCAATGCGAACCCACCACCAGCAATGTCTTAGTTCGTTAGGATGTACATATGAAAAGTCCATTATCCCACCACAATATAACCGTAAGTTTTATCTGCTGCCGTGTTTGCAGAATGCGTCAGCGTAGCACTACCTTGAGTCTTTGCGCTTACATATAAGTTAGTCATTGCACTTGCAGCATTAGCAGTCGTAGGCATAAATACAATCACAGAATCATAACCTATACGCTCATCATAAAGCGTTGTAGTTGTAGCACTTGCAACCGCTAAAGTAACCGTACCAGTATTATTAGACTTACCTTCAACAAGGTTGTTTACTACCTCGGATATTTCACGAGGAAAAGCACCTGCTGGGTTAAGTTTACGATACATTATCTAGTACCCTGTGGAGATATATCAATATCAATACCAATTGCATTAGACCAGCGATCACCACTAGGAATTACTGATAAACGATGGTACTTTCCGCTACTACGTAATGATACACGATTCTCACTACTTGCTGCTGTATATGTGCCTAACTGTGGTACTGCACTTAAAAGCATCCTAGATGCTATAGCAACGCTCCCAGAGCCATTATCTACTACTGGTCGTGCCAATGTAACTACAGAAGTTGATTCACTTCCTATGTCACCAGTTGTTATTGTTGCGGTAGAGTTAGCCCCAGTAAAAGTAACTACCTTAGTATCTCTTGCCCCAGCAAATAAAAACTTGCCACCAGCCCACAATGCATCATCTAAAGATGTAGTCAACGTGTCCATGTTGCCGTATAGGTCTAAGCCTTCTAGCGTCATACCGGCAGAAGCTGATGATGCCACTACATCTACGTCAGTAGTGCAAGATGACCATTTTTTAACTTGCCAGTTATAGATTAGCAATGTGTTTTGTGCAAAGTTATCAATAAACTCCCATACGACAATCTTACGAATAGGGTCAATTGTTGATGACATTAAGTTTAATTTAGAAAGGTTTACATTTGAATAAAACCACGCATCTACTTTTTGTGTACCAATTGCAGTTACTGTAGAGCCATCGCATGAATAAAATCCATCTGCACCTAAGAAGTAGGTTATGCCACCGTATTGAACTACTGAATTACCTTCAGCACACCCAATACCACGACTGATTGTATCAAATTGGAAAAATAATGGTGAGCCAATGTAAGACATACGAACAATGGCACGGTCTAGGAATATTAAACCAACCTCACCACCACTTAGACCAGTAATGTTGCCACCATCTGCAATTATTTGAAAATCAGATTGACTTGCGCCACCTGCTGTCCAGTTTGACTCATCGTTGATGTTAGACCATTGCACCTTATTTGAATTGCTACCACTATCTAAGTTGGCAGCTACAACAAAATCACGTACTACTGTCACATACTTTGCTACTGGTGCGCTTGCATTCAAATCAGCAAATAATGAACTTGATCCTAATGTAAAACTTTGCAATATATTTACGTTATTAGCAGCAATAATAGTATCGCCAAACTGAGTAAAATTCCATTTAACAACGGCTGAATAATTACCAGTCTTTGACACGTTATCCATGCTCAAATCTGCGCCATCTAACTTAAATAACTTAGTAGCACCACCAGCAAATATGTTTGTTGTAGCGCTAAATTTACCAGCAAACACATTGTTAAGGTTTTCACTAGCAGCAGCAGAGTAATCTACAGCTAATGGGAATGGGTTATAACCTAATGCAGTTGGCACTACGTTTTGTGCAACAGACAAATTCTCAGCTACTCCGGCTAAGTCTGGAGTCCATTCTGTAAATTCTATGCGTTGCGTAGCCATTAAGCAGTCCGTTGCCACATATAAACTACAACATACGGTTGTAAGTTAGCGTTTGTAGCACTTACACCAGTTGTACTATTGGCTACTGTAACACCTGTTGTTGTAGTATTTGTTTTACCACTATTAGTTGAGTTTGGCGGGTTGCCATAACCAGCTAAATTTCTAGCTGCTGCTCCAGAACTAACAGTACCATAAATAGATCCTTGATAAATATCGTTACCAATATCATGGAAGTGACCTGCATCGGTTACGGTTGCAGTATGGGTATGACTTACTACAACTGCATCAGCACTACCACCTGTAGCACCGGCAGTAAATCCAGTCCCAACACCTATTAACACTCTTCCTTCACCAAATGCTACCCATGTACCAAAGCCAAATAAAGTATTTGGATTAGTAGAAACTGTGGCAGTAAATATGCAACCAACTGGATATATTACCTGTAATGCAGCAGCTATTGCTGTAGTTGTAAAGGCGGTAGTTGCTACTTGAGTAGTATTAGTTCCGCTAGATGCAGTTGGTGCAGTCGCTACTCCAGTCATTGTTGTAGTACCAGTAACAGATAAGTTACCACCTACTGTAAAGTTATCCGCATCTGTACCAGTTTGCTGGTCTTTAACTTGAGCCATCAATTCACGTATAGCATTATTAATACCAGATGGCGCACAACCCTCGGCAATATCTATGCCACCAATGTCGGTGTTATTTGCTGCCGTAGCACTCCACTCACTTATCTTATTCTTAGCCATAATTTATCCCTTTAAAAGCCATGTATTACTATTTGCTGGTATTTCTGTCCATGTATTTGATATTACTGACGTATCTGTCCAAGTATTTGTACTTACTGATACAGGTGTCCAAGTATTACCAGTTACAATTGTATCTGTCCAAACATTTTCTGTTACTGGTACTGGATTCCAGTTATCACCTAATTTTGTACCATTTGCGACTACATTTGCTGTTGCTTGTACTTGACCATACGCATTCCATATTGCATTTGCGTAAGCGTTTACTAAAGCATAGCCATTAATATGTGCGTCTGCTTTATACTCAACACCACCAAGTGCAGTAACGACTGCCGCCCCATTAATTGAACCAGATGAAGTCCTAGTTCTTATTGCATTACCTGTAACAGTTGCGATACCATTAATAGCACCGCTTGATGTTCTTATCCGGATTGAGTCGGATGTTACAGTTGCATTGCCTAATATTATAGCATTTGCGCTGTAAATTACGCTAGAACCGCTAGAAACGCTCGCTAACGCATTAATACTTCCACTTGATGTCCTAGTCCTAATCGCATCCGAATTAACTGTTGCAAGCCCATTAATTTGAGCCGAATTTAAACGTATTGCATAAGCATTGGCTGTTACGTCAGCATTTGCTACTATTGTAGCATTTGCACTACTAATTTGATTGGCATTTGCAGTAACTATTGCATTTGCATCAATACTTGCAGATCCTAATATTAATGCAGCATTTGCTAGCGCACTAAATGGAGCTTGAGAAAATGCTAAAATTCCAAACATTAACTATTCCATTGTGATTCTGGTACTGCTGGGAAAGTAATTTCTCCTGCTACTGGGTTTACTGCATACTGACGAACTGCTAAACGATATGCATCAAACTCATTACCATTAATTAAATGGGGAGTATTTGCAGTATTTCTTACATCTGGCTGGTTAACCCAGTCTGTAGCCTGTAATAGGCTTGTCGCAGTTGCTTTATTGTCTTCTGCCGTTGGCGGTGATGGTGGTGGTGGATATGAGCCAGTTATATTTACATAACCATCATCAATGGCTTTTTGCATATACGGCAATTGTGTTTCATCTGTTTCATCAAAACCAAACACTTCGCCAGTAGATTCATTTTTATAATATTTCATAATTTAACCTTTTAGCGTAATTCTGCCCATTGGTTTAAAGACATAGTGCCAGTCGGTGCAAAAGCATATGTTGCACCAGAAGGAATAATAATACTACTACCTGAGTACACGTTTAAACCCCATCCAGCAATACGACCATAAACTGTTCCGTTTATGCTTACGGTAACATTGAACAGACCATTTGATGCACCACCACGAATTGTTAGGAAAACCATTATTGAACGACCAGTTGAATTTGTATAGGTGGTTGATAATGCCCTACTAGCGGTAACATCTGTCCATGACTGTCCAACACCGATTGCGTTTGATGCTGTTGTTGCTGTTGCTGCGTTGCCTGAACAAGCAGACGATGTTCCTGAAGTTGTAGCGTAATTTACACTAAAGTTTGATGGGTTATACACATACATATTTGAACCATCACTACCACCCCATAACCAAGGTGGCTGACCACTTTGCCCTGACCAGTTAAAATTTAAATCTACACCACCAACACGATAAGGATATGCACGACCTGCTGTTGATGCGTAAGTAGCCGTTGCTGCATTACCTGTGCATGATGCTGAAGAACCTGAAGTTAAATCACTAACCCTAGCAGAATCAACCCTTAATCCATAAGTGCTTGAACCATTCCAACCCATTAGACTAGGATATGATGCTGACCAAGCAACAGCCGCATTTGTGTTATTTACAGCACTTCCTGTTGGCGATGTTGATGCTGAAGCGTCAAATATAATATGATTATTGCCGTAGTTTTTCCAGCCTAACATATTTGCAACAGCAGATGTTCTTAATGAAGCCCAGTTTGATTGGTCACCACTTAATGTTGTTGCCGTTGCCGCATTGCCTGAACAAGCCGCAGATGTGCCTGAACTTGTAATAAACCCAGCACCGTTGGTTAGCTGGTTTGTGTTAGTTACATTGGTTGCACCAGCCGCTATGCCATCAAGTTTGCTTGCATAAGTGCTAGTCATATACCCATTGACAGATGCCGTTGCAGCAGCCATGCTTATTGCAGGAGTTGCCCCACCACTTGATACTACTGGAGCTGTACCTGTTACAGATGTAACTGTACCAACACTTGCTGTGCCACC